TTTTCTTCACCGAGACTGCGGCGGGACAGAAATCCTCTGCCCACAGGATCGCCGACTCAGGATTCGTGACAACGACCTTGTCCTTTGTTTCGCGTAGGACAATATCGCCGAATGGCAACTTCATGGTCTTGGTACGAAGGTTGCCGTTCTTATCGCGTGGCAAGTTCTGTTCAGCCCAATTACCCAACTGCTCTGCGTACATGGATTCGATGCGTTCGATGCGGGATGTTAGTCCGCGAAGCATGCGACTCTCCTGCTCAACGATGCGCTTGATAACTTCGCGCTGTGCCTTAATCTGCGCACAAGTCTTGGCATGCAGACGCATCACGACATGTACGTCATCATCCGTCTCAATGCTGGCTGGAAGCCAGCCCCCTTTGGGGCCGGCCCACTCGCCTGTTTCTGGATGGTACAGATGTACACGTCCCTCTTCATCGGGTATCTCGACCCACTCAATCTGCGTTATGTCTTCCATTACTTACCTCCCACGGCTACATGGCTGTCCATGAACTGATAGAACGCGTCCCACGTCTTATGGCCAGTGACCATAGTAATCGCGTCATTCAATGCTTGGCCTGACAGGGACACATCACCCATCAGCCGGATAAAAACTTCCTTAGCTGTGTCAGCCGTTATGTCTGAGTTCAATGCCTTGAGCGCAGCAAAGAACTGCTTGCGCAAGGTTGCGTCATCGACAGCCTGAGTTACTTCAGCCTTACCTGTAACCTTGACTTGTTGTGGTTGTTGCTGCATTCGGTGCTGTGTAACAGCAGCGTTACCATCATCATCATTGTCTGTGCTGATAGCGAGGATGGCGGCAGCACCATAGCGCCGACCATACGTGAGTGCGGATCCAACAGCGTGCGCATCCTGCTTGTTGACAGGTACGTACACATGTGTGGCAATCCATTGACCGGACTTGTGGGCCAATGTCGTAGTCACATCAAGACCGCTAATCTTTTCAGTCTGCTCATTCTTGCAGCCCTGAATCAACACAAGGCCATTCTTTGCAAGGATCGGACGGACAGTGTCCAGGATGTTGTCCAATGTAGCGTACTGCGACTTGAAGTGTGGGTTCTTGCCATCGCGTCCGATGCTACCCATTTCAGCCTGTGCTGAGCATAGCGCAGCTATCAATTCACCAATCTCATCTGACATCTTTTGAATCATTTTTTCTCTCCATTTATCTTCGAAAGCAACTCCTCTTCAGGGTCGCCGATTCCGTTCTTCATTTCTAGTTCAGCAAACAATCTCATGTTGTACGCTAGGTCTCGGGCATCATATTCAGCGCCACGGTAGAAGATCGTGTTCACTTCATGCTTCATAGCTAGAATAACGACCTCACCTAAGTTCGTGTTTACGTATTCGAACTCATACCCATCGAACTCGTATCCGCCTTCACCTGTGTCCTTGATTATCTCCATGCAAGCAGCAAAGTCGCGAGCATCTGGGGTTAGGTACATAACACCGTCATTACTCACGTAAGGTCGCTTGTTGTACGCAACGTATCCAGCCTGCTCTACGGGACTAGGAAACAAAGGCCCACCAGGCCAGCATCGCAGGTTGGAAACAGTGTAGTCAGCGCCACCACGGATGCACCGTGGCTGCCCTTTGTAATAGACAGTCCTGAACAGATGCGAGATGGCGCCCCATTGCACAGGTTTTGCATCGAACTTTGTCACGTCAATGTCATCTACGACATCAAACGTACTGTGCTTTTGATTAGCTGTTTTGACACAGCACTCTTTATCATCACCAAGCACAATCAATGAATTGCCATTGATGTTGCTAGTGACTGCGCTTGGATACCCATCCTTGATATCTCCAAGGATGTAAACGGTCTCCAATGCCTTCGGCGTTATGAAGAACAGGTCAGTCTTTTCCCACTGCCATAAGGTGTCCATTAAGTTTCTCGAACCTTTCTAAATTCTCACGGGAAATATCATTCCCATACTCTTGTTCCACATTCTTGATGACTTCAAACACTGCGCCTACAGATCGGCAGACTTTAGTCATTCCTAGATTGTCAAGGTGTTTCTGTTGTTCGCGTACGCGCCCACCCTTGATCTTGAGTTCAATAGCTACTGCAATGGGATGCTTCCACCAAGGAGCATGAAAGTACAAGTCTGGAGCGCCGGGCGTGTTACCTTGCCATCCAGTAGCGTGAGCCATTGACCCACACTTTGCGCACTTTAACTTAGCTCTGGTCTTGCCTACTTCGATAACGTAATAGCCCAATGCAGCGAATACGTGACGCACTTGCGTCTGAAGCTGTGCCTCTGTCAATGGTATACTTCTTTCTATAACCTCCCCGGCCAGGCTGGCTTATTTGGCTCCCAGCGAACACGTCAGTCTGGCTACTTATCTACTTGCGTAGAATATCCTAGTAAACTTTATCAATCAACATCGTTGCGTACATTGTGCGCCCAATTCCATAAGTATTTCGCGATGGTTTGATTTATCTTATGCCGCGTCTTGCTTAGTGTAATCCCACTCAATTTGAATGCAGTTAGCATGCTACGCCAATCAGGTGCGCGCGTTACTAACTCAAGAACCAGCGGATCATCGCTGCATAACCGCACCCAGCTACTGTGAGCAACGGAAGGATGCATTTCAGGCGTGAGCCACTCAGGATTAAAACAGAAATACGCATCCTTTGCGTAACGATCAACAATCTCACCGTTACTGAACTGTATTGCGCGCACAAGTTTCCATTGGCAATCACCATTCAGCCAGGCAATGAAGTTCTCATTACCTGGCTTTGGTTTGCATACACGAATCAGCGTGAATAGACCGGTTAGTTTCCTTGTGCGCATTATGTCAATGCTGATGATTGACTGTTTCTCAGCCTCCATCTTGGTTTTACACCAGACGTGTCGTCCTTTGATGCGGACCAAGTAGAACCAGCTATTGACTGCGTTAGGATGGCCTTTTGCTGCATTGTGAAGCCTTGTCACCAGTTTGGTTTTACCTTGCCCGAGATACGATCACGGCAGAATCCGCATCGCCACGGCGGTGTCCACAGCCCATCAAGAAACTGATCGACTACATCTGATACGTAAGCTCTAGGATGCATATCCCAATCGTGTGAGTTATCTTTTCCGTGCGCTCTGGTTACGCACTTACCATTGATCTCGTACGTGGTATCCGATGTGCGTATATGCCAGACTTCATCTTCTATGTAATGCTGTGGTAATTCAAACGTACATATCTCGAGACGCCATGATGGCCACACTAATGTTGCTACTGGTTTTTCTTTATTGAAACCTGTCCTTACAACTAACTCATCCCATCCACCCTTCAGTTCAGGGTCAGCCTCCATTGCTAACTTGCGCACTATTTGCTGCGCGATTTCGTAGTGTGTCAAGAACACACTCCCTTCTAATGTGATTTTCGATTAGGATACCATACCCGCAGGTAATCCTGAACAGGTTTTTATGAACCATGGTGTGTGTGTGTGCCTAATTTGTAACATTATACTTGCGGTGTAGCCCGGCCGTTCGGCGAGCGCGCAGCGCGAGCCGAACAAAGAGAGAGGCCGGAGGCCCATGAGGTCGGTTTCCGGCCCGGCCGGCCACCCGGTCGGCGGGAATAGTTACCGGGGGGATAGGATTCAAGCTGCATAAATGCGGCAGGCCGTCGCACCATGCGCGGATCCGCGCAAACCTGCCGATCGGCACGCGGCCAAGGCCGCATACCTTATCAGGCAGGCAAAGAAAAACCCGCAGAGTGATCTGCGGGTTATGGTCTGGAAACGGGAACGCTATGCTGTAGTATTATCGCCAAGGTAATCGGCGGCCGCATCCTTGAGTAATTCCCAATTGATCCCGTTGGCCGCATCAAAATTCTCTAGCAGGTAATCGGACATGAATCGGCAGAAATCTTCCATATCTTCTGGAGCGCGGAATTCGAACTCTGGCGCGTCGCCATTCTCATCTTCCAGCCCGTCCCAATCATGCGCATCATGCAGATCGGATTGTACGCTCTCTAACGCTTCAAGGTAATCCGCATGATTCCAGAATGACAGATGGAATTCCGGATACTTCTGCTGTAACGCGATGAATTCATCTTCAAACGCGCGGAACGTCTTGCGCATCGATTCAAGCGCATCATCATAAGCTTTGGACATCACACTACCTCCAATACGTCATCTGAGTCTACTTCAGGATCCCACCGGATAATCCGGGCGTCTACAATCATCAGTACGTCTGCGACGTACCGGGCCGTCATCGCGTCATCACACAGGACGACTTCACCGTAGTTATCTAGCAGGACTTGACCCTGCGCATTCGTTATCGCAAACACTATGCTACTACCTCCAACAAATCAAAATGCGTCGCTCTTACCCTGTCAATAAACGCCTTAACCACTACGCGGTCGCTTTTGGACTTACTTGTAAAGGAGGCCAAGACGGCTCTTTTCGTCTCCTCATCCACCAACACGCCGGATGTAGCCAACCTAGCCCGCACTTGTTCGACTTGGTCAAACGGCATGGCAGGTACGGCCTTCGACCACGCATACCCGATCTCTAACCAAATGCCGGGACTGTTGTTGTCCTGCACATGGACGACGCCCTGTATTGAAATCATTATGGTGCTACCTCCAACAGATCAGAATGCGTCGGCGGCACGCCCCGCATGACACATAGCAGGTTCTGGGCCTTTCCGACCTTACCGTCTCTATCCAATCGGTAAACGTCGCGCAAAGTAACAAGGCGCACCAAATCAAACTTCAGCGTCTCCATATCAAGAATCCCGTAATGCACGAACATCGATTCGATCCATGCGATGCAGGCCTCCTCCATGAAATTGGACGGGTCATCGGATTCGACAGGCCGAACGCGGCCGCATTCGTATAACCAGCACACATCGGCGATAAGCTCTGCGCTCTCTACGTATGGAAGGCCGTACACAACATCCTGCACGGTATCCCGCTCTGGCTTGGCCAGAATACGATCCACAAACTCTAAAAACTTCATGCTACTACCCTTTCTAACAAGGCCTGGCCCGGTCGCCCGGGCCACGCTAACTAGGAGAACAACGCCCGGATGAGACTAGCGTCATCCTGCGCATCAAGGAAACACTCTGCCGCATCCTTTATTGCGGCGACCCATTCGGCACGGGTCATGACCGGGCAATCATCCGGATAACCGGAGATGTCGGCGTCGGCCAGCATACACCCGGGAATGCCGATCTGCCGCCCGGCTTCATTGCGGACGTATTCGGCATACTTCGCGTACGTCAATGAGATCGTTTCGTTAGGATCTTTCATTTGCTTTTCTTTCTCAGGAATTCGATGAAGCACAACCAGAGGATAACCAGTATGGTGGCCGGTAATCCGTCAAGGGAATCCGGCCGCCTCACTTGGTAAACATCACGTCGCCGTATAGGGCGATCTCTAGAATGGCCGAAGCTTGCCACGGCGATATCTTTTCAACATCCACAATCATCTGCATCCCGTGAATGTAACCGCCAAGCGCAGAATGCAGAATGTCCACATCAAAGTGGAACGCGTAATGCGCGATGGCCTTCACCGTCTGGCCCAACGTCAAAGTAAACTTCAAGCTTGGAAGGACGGTTGCAACGCGGGGATCTGCAAACGGGTCTTTTTCCTCCAGCAGGTTTGGTGCTGTACCGTGGATGATAACCATGTCTTCTGATTCGCGGCCAGAATTACCGTAACGGTCAATGGTGAACCAAGGCTCAGGGATCTGCAATGCCTTTGCTACAATCGCATCTGCATCGGCGGAATCTGCCATTATGTGGACAGGGACTTCAATTGCGGTGTACGCGACCTTTGGCATGGTCACGGCCGTCGAATCATCTTTAATGTTGAACATACTAGTATCCTAAATGCGCGGATTCGACCCGCCGCGCCGGGTATCTCAATTAGATCTTTACGTTCGAATCGGAATCTAATTCAATGTAATACATAACGTTTACATCCTGACAATGGGCAACAACCCATTCCAGCCGTGGCCGTATCAATTCCCATCCGCATCCTTGCTCTTTCCGCGCTTGCTCAGCAGTCTTATAAACCTTCCCGCAGGCCGACCACCAATTGGTCACAAGCATTCCGAAGGTTTCATCGTAACGTACCTTCAGGATCTCGAATTCAACATTGGCAGACCGAAGGCGCACGGCTACGCGAACGCCTTCCGCATCCTGTTCTTGGCGACAATCGACAAAGCTGTTGGCCGCGGCGTCCCAATCGGATTCGTACATCCCGCATTCGTCGCACCGCTCAATCAGACTCCAACCCTTTGGTAATCCTGCCGCATGGCCCATCAGCAGGAATCCGTATTCCAGACAATCACACTGTTGCATAGTCATACCTACCTTCACTTGCTTCCTCTAACAGATCGTCAAAGTGCTTATCGTACAATTCAAACCAAGGTTGCGAACCCGTCCAATCTGCGATGCATTCGGCCGGGCTGTTTCCCCATACAAACGAAACGCAGAAAACGATCTCTTCGTTATGCACCACGCACATCCATTCTTCGTCGCACGCGTGCAGATGCTCTCTAACATCGGCGATGGAATTGAGATCGTAGCATTCGTCGTCATCCCAAGTATCGTAAGACAACACAATGCGGAAATCTTCGCGTGGTACGGGCAATTGATCCTCAAATCCAAGGCCGGACAGAATCCGGAATGCCATAAATGCGACCCTATGCTCACCTTCCGTCCTTTGGCGGATAACAGGCGACAGGAGCGCGATCTGTTCTCTAGTCATGCTAATAACCTTTCAGTGGGAATGGAACCCGCAGGTATAAAACCCAAATGTAGTTTCACATAAAAGGGCCAATTTTTCAACGGCAATAGTTAACTTTATACTTGCGTGTGTGTGGTGGGCGGCCCGAAGAGCCGCAACAATGCGCCGCAGGCGGGTGGCCGGGAGGCCGGCCGGAATTTTCCCTAGAATCGGTGGGCCGGAATCTGGGCGGATAGGTTAGAGCTGCCTAAATTGCGCAAGGTGGAAATCACCGCGCGAGATCCGCGCGAAGGCCGCGCGACAGGTACGCGCAAGCGCGAAACCTGCCGCCACGGCTCAAAGCTTGACGGTAACAATTCGCCAGGACAAGACCCAAGCGCCCAAAACGCGACGGCAACAATTCGCCAGGACAAGACGCCGCCGCCCGGAATGGAAACGCGATCGAAGCAAACGCGGCCACAAATGCCGCGGCAATACTTGCAAGGCTGGAAGATACCCGCGCAAAAAAAAGGCCGCGCATACGCGCGACCTATAGCGGCAGATCCCCAACTACTACCGCCGACGCGGCCGGAGAATATCCCACAGCCAGCAAGACCCAACAGCACACAGCACAGCCCCCAAAATGGCCGCCGATACATCAATTGCTAGTAATAACACGCGCGCCCCCTAATGACTAACGAACAGAATCACACGCGCCGCTATATCATCGATGCATAAACGGCAAGACCTGCAAGTAATCGCGCGCGGAGCTTCGCCCATTTTCACCTTGCTTAGATCCCAAGGACAAAAGCGCACCGGTACAGACAAACCCCGGAAAGCCTGCCGCACGGCCTGCAAGTAACTAAGACGGCCGCCCATGGTAACGCACGCGCCACGCTTGACCCACCGCGCCGCCTGCCGCATAGTGTCGCAGGAAATCCAAACCTGCACGCCTGCGGCCGACAGCGTACGCCACAACCGCACCGAATGAACGTGAGTATAAACCCAACAGCGGCCGCGATGCATAGCGGCAAATTCGCAAACGCGATCGACATATTCCCAATCAATACAACGGGTAAGACGCGCCGCATCAAACCGCCTATCTGCCCGGAGGAAATCCCCGCTAACGTGCAAACGCACATCAAGCCCGCCCGGAATCAAACCCGTGGACGAATCCAACCCCGGCGCGCGCCGCGCGGAGAATTCCGCAGGCGCCCCCAAGACGTAACACCTATCAAGCTTGGCACGCCCTGCGGCCAGATCCGCCGCCCATTCTAGCGCGGCCGCCTGCACGGCCGGAAAACCTGCCGCCCCCGCTACCAGACGCGCCGACCAAAGCGCCGCAGGCAAACCGCCTGCGGACTCTGGAAGATAGGAACAAGTAGCCGGACAGGTACCAGACGCGACGCCGCAACCAACCGCGCGATAGGTAGCGCCACAGCCGCCCAGTTTACCGTTGGAACTTATCCCGCTTTTAGGTATCACCGAATCGGTGAAAACCGGTAATTCGCGTCTACTCATTATCTGGCCACTCCCCATACTCCAGACCGTACAAGCAATCCCCGCAGACCTGCGCCAGAGTCTGGCCGATGATCTCAGACCCTGCGCCGAATGCAATAATGTTGACGTCATAGACAGACCCGCCACGCGTAGCCCCGTCAAGGTTGCAACAATCGCAACCAGCCCAACTAAAGTATGAATCGGCATATTCGCCCGTGTCTGGATCCTTCACAATGTCATACACGACGTTTTTCACCGCGTCGGAATCATAACCTAACCACGCGAACAACGCGCCCTCAAAATCCAATCCCATAACACTATTCCCCTTTATTCTCTGCGACATGATCGAGATATGCCGACAGCGGCAATTCCCCATCAAGAGACACCAGAGCAAAACCGGTATCACGATGTGTCCGCGTCAAATTATCCACCCCTTGACTTCGGACACCATGCGATACAGCAACCAATAAGCGCGCGACCCCATCAGCAGACATCGAACGCCACACGCCAACAGGCACAATGCGCACAGGAGGCGATGTGATACCCAACGACCACCGCCCATCAAGCGCAGACACAGCCGCGACCGTATCGCAGAGCTTTTGCGCCGTCACACCTGCCGCGACATCATCGGGATAATCCCAGCACACCGCCAGCCGGTAATACCCCGCCACCATAGCGGCCACAGATCCCACACTAGCACGCGGAGCGCGGTATGGATCCGATCCGCTAAGGCGCGCCCACTCAAATACGACATCAAAGCTTATTTGTTTTGCATAAGCGCGATGGCAACCCGCCGCCAATAGCGCGCACTCTATACCAGACGCCAAGACCGACGACGCCTTAATTATCGCGCGCACTTTATCAATGTCATGTTCACTCATTCTAATTACCTGCACCCTTTACACCCCGCGCACGCAGGGACAAACCACGGCCAAACGACAGAAACGCCGCGCCGCGGAGCGCGTCATCGATTGACCACCACGCCCCCATGGACGCCATGCCAGACAACACCAACAACGCAACGCGCGCGTATTTAATGCGATCCGATGGAATAACGCCCGGTACATCAAACGCCCCCAGAATGGACGCACAACACAACCCAACGGCAAACAAACAACCAAGCAAGCAGAGCGCGTACCACGCCAGCCGGACAGCCAGCCGCGTAACTTCCGCGCGCGTAAGATAATCAAACATTGGATCTATTACCCTTCAGGCCTGCAACGCCGCAGGCACAGCACAGTATACGACAAGTGGACGCAATCGGACAAACGGAGTGTAAAACGCGCGGAGCTTCGCGAAAGAATGCAACAAGGTTGCGCGAACGTAGCCAACAGCGAAATTGCCACATACCCGCACCACCTAGCGCGACACGATCGACAGCCCGAACAACCCCAACGGCCAGCCCAAGCGCGCGCCCTCCACAATTGCGCGCGACCTAGTGCAGTACGACAACTGGCCAGACTCCCCCCAGAAAGGCCAAAAAATTTTTCCCGGCAGCTGACGTGCTTCCACGCTTAGGCTTGTGTCTATACGATCTGCCCCCACTACGAACAGTACGCAATCAGGTAGGCGAGCGTGGGCGCACTGCTGCCGAGAAGAAGTATGTGCGCTTCGCGATCCTTTTCCCTACTCCACGCTTTGTGTAACGCATCAAGGGGGATAGCACAGCGACAGCAAATTGTGAGGCCCCCGAATACATACCCGCGCATCCGCGCAGCTATGTGCTAACCCCGCTACCGCGGGGTGCAGACCGCTGCATCCGCAGCGCTCCGCGCAGCCGCAGGACGCCGCTACCGCGGCGCCCCGCGCGGCCCGGCGAGGCACCCGCTTACCTGCGTGTATGTGTTGCCCGGCGACTGCCCGGCGAGGGAATTGAGAAGCTGCTGCGCTACGGCTATACCTGATCCCAGGCACCGCCTACGCTTCGCAAAGCACAACCGCCCACTGCATGTGGACGCTACCGCGACGCACACGCGCCACCTACGCCCTGTGTAGAAGAAAGCTGGGAGGAAGGACGCGACCTGCGTACCGCTGCATCCGCAGCGCTACGCGCCACTGAAAGGGTTGAGAGAACGATGTGTGTATGTGTATATGGATCTATATAGTGGAGCGCGTGGTTACTATTACTATTTTTGTGGAGTCTAATATTGATTCTATTATCTACAAATAATCAGGCCGTCACTTTGTGACACTGTCTTTTACTCTCACCATTGAAGCCCTCGCATACCTGCTGGGCTTCAATGGCCGGCCGGAAAAAAAGCCCGGTCGCCCGGGCTGTAAAGTTTCAATTGTTATTTAGGCCACTGGCCAATACTACGAGCGCGAATATTAGAACAAAACCTATAAACTCGCGAAGTCTAGCCCGGTTGCCCGGGCTATTCCGCCGCATCAATAGATTACCTGCCAATTCTGCGGCAGCAAGATACCGTTTTCTGCGGCGATAATTTCAACGCTTGCTACCAATGCGCGAATATCAGACAATGAAATTACAGTATCCCAATCCGCGGCCGCTTCGCTGATAAAGACTGTCGGACATTCAATTTGATAATTGGCGTTATGTTTGGCATTTCTAGCACGCTGATATGCCGCTTCGGCAATTTCCGCGTTATCTGTCGCCTTGCTGATAGCACCAGCAAATTCGTACCCGTCTAATCCTGCAATTGTTTTGAGTTTCATTCTACTTTCCTTTCCTTCAAACCTGCCCGGTTGCCCGGGCAGGCAGTCTAAACTATCTAGTCGTCCACTTTCGCACGCTATCAGGTTCCGACCTGATGGACATAATCCAGCAGTCTGGGTCGGCCAGCGCGTATTTCATCAAACATTCCGCGTCGTGACCGGATTCTACATGGATGCGGAATTGTTCACTTTCGCCCATGTCGCAAGTACCTTCACAAGTACTTTCTACGCCTTCACAATCGGTGAAGACTGCAAGGTCGAATTCGACAACGTACGCGGTAGGCTCAGCAAAATCATTGTCGGACTGCGTTATGCGCCAATAGTCCACATTCCATGACTTGCACTGTCGGTCTGTCGCCCAGTCGATGTGACCGATATTCTTGAAGTAGGTATTCGCCGCACGGCAAATAGCAAACATTCTATCTTTTTCCATACTAGTTTCCTTTCAGAGTGTTCCAACCACCAACAGGGACAGTATCGCATACTTGCTGGGGGGATGGATGCTCCTGTTCGCAAGTCGGCTGCCGCCGCCTTTTGAACAGGAACGCAAACAAGCCGCATCCGCGGCTGGGAATAGATCGCGCTACCGCGCGAGCTACAGCCCCGCGCATCCGCGCGGAGCTGCGGCCATGCGTCCGCATGGCTTCCGTTCGGGGGAAGCCTCCCCCTCCAAGAGAAGCAGCCCGCTACCGCGGGCCGCCCTACGCACGCGACGCCGTGCCTTCCCTCCCCTCCCTCCCTCACACACCGTGTGTGGCAGGGGGGTATGGCAAGCCCCCGCCCCCTTATTATTTTTTTCTTACGATCCCCACGCCTACGGAACATCTCCTCAAAATTGACTTTCTCCCGCCGTAGAAGCCATGTTATAACGTACCGAGGTGTATATGGATTTCCCTTCCGTTCAGTATGACGTAGTGTTGTGTGACCCCCCGTGGTCGTATAGCGGTAGCCAGGATAAGTGGGGCGCCGCCGCGAAGTTCTACCCAACGATGAGCGACGCTGATCTGTTGGCGTTGCCTGTCCAGCAGCTGTTGCATTCGCGCAGCGTGGTGTTTATGTGGGCTACTGGTCCGCGTCTGGACGCTGCGCTGGACTTATTGCGAGGCTGGGGCTTAGCGTATAGGGGGGTTGGCTTTGTGTGGGTGAAGACGAAGCAGGATGGTACGCCTGTGGGCGCGCAGGGCGTCCGTCCTAGCGTTGTAAAGCCTACGACGGAGCTTGTGTTGGTTGGTAGCCCTTGCAAGTCTGGTAGGCCTTTGAAGCTGTCTGACGAGAGCGTCAGACAGGTAGTTATGGCGCCGCGAATGGAGCATAGCAGGAAGCCTGATGCTGTGCATGAGCGTATAGATCAGTTGTATCCGGGCATGCGTAAGATCGAGTTGTTCGCGCGTAGACCGTACCCTGGCTGGGACGTATGGGGTAATGAAGTCGCGTAGTATGCGCGATTGCATGGTATACTTGCGGGTGGAGGTTTGTTATGAATAAGAGAGAAGCTGCGTGGTCGCAGTATCGTAGTGTGTTGGCGTCTATGCTTGCGTGCCAGAGCGCGTACGAGAAGCTGCGCAGGGACATTGTTGTAGATGATTTGTATGAGTCGGCGTCGTTCTTGAAGGACACGCGTGACGTTACGTGGGCTATCCACAAAGCTATCGATGCGCTTGAAGCGCTTGGTGATTACTCTGAATTTCGGCCAGAGGAGAAGGTTGGTTTGCTTCATAAGCTAGGGATAAAGGTACGCAATGGTAACGATCAGTAAGGCGTTGGAGTGGATTATGCATGGGTACCCTGCACGCCTCGATTGTTGGAATGATGATGAATACCTGCGGTATTCGGAATTACAGTTGATGTTTGTTATGCATAACGGTCCGTCTGAGCATTTGCTTGAGACGATTGAGATTGAGGCTGATACGTTTTGCGATCCTTGCTGGGTCCTTGGTAAATGGCACCCGATGGGCAAATCGCCTATCTGGGGAGTGGAGGTAAAAGATGAAGGGGCATGAGTACATCAAGCAGCGCCGTGAGGCCCTTGGCATGTCACAGCGTGCGCTCGCGCGTAGGGTTCGTCGCCTGGATGGCGACGGATCCATTTCTCCACAGATGATGAACTGTATCGAGCATGGGCGCCGCAGCTATGAGCCTTACATCGACGATCTGGCGGAAGCTTTGCTAGTCGATGACTGGATCCTGTGTTTCTATGTTGGTCGGTTCCCCAAGTATCTGATTGATGAGTTCGATGGCGATCATGAAACGATTATGGAAGCCTACAAGGCTTTTGTAATTAAGCTTCGCGGTGACGAGGAATACTATGGCCACTAGTACCGATAACCGTAGGAAGTTAAGCGAGAAAGACATTAAAGGGATTCAGGATGAGCTTACGGCTGGCGTAAACGTTAAAACGGTTGCTCGTAAATGGAGTGTCAGTACAACACACATATATAGGATCCAGTCAGCTATGCGTAACGGTGAGGTTAAGCTCAAGCGTTCTTCCTTAGATAGTTGCATGGAGTTGATCAAGACTGGATTGCCGTTTACACGTAAATGTTGGCAGTGTTGGTACTACTACGACATTGAAAACAGATGGTTTGTCCGAGCTTACAGTTGTCCAGAAGGAATAATGGAATGCATCACATATACGCTGGATCTTAGCCTGGAAGACTTATTGGCAAAGGACTGGGTTGTACTTGCTTGGGAGGCTGTGAATGACAGGTATTGAAGCCCTACAGGCATTACGTGACGGCAAGCGCGTGCGCCAGGCTAGATGGCTGCCAGGAACGTACGCAATAGTTGTAGATTCGAGGGTCATCATATGTCGCTACAAAGACGAGAAACTGCATGGTAAGCCAACAATAGATGACCTATTACATGATGACTGGGAGGTAATGGAATGAATTTTAAAATTGTGCCTGTGTGCAAAACTGACGAGGACATCGATCCTGATCTACACGAAGCTGCTGGTATGCTGGTCACTTACTTTAACGCTAATCCAGATGAGCCGTTTGTTAAGTTTGTAATGGAAGACAATGGTGAAGTTGTTGTATCTGGGAAAATAAACAACCCCATGTTTGATGAGATGATCGAGGCAGTACACATCGCACTGCATCGTCACAAACTTAACACTGCAAAGCGAACAGTATTAACAAGGGATAGCACTAATGAAAAATGGCCAGAAACGAACTAGGCTAGTTGCCTTTGCTAAACCCTTTACTAATAAGTTAAAAGACGCATCACTTATTAAAGGGGACGCAGTTATGTTTATGCGCAAGGACGTGTACGACCATATTGTTGATGTCAACAAGATGGTAGAATCTGATCGATCGAAAGATCAATAAGGAAAGGCCAGAAACCCGGTCAGTCCCGACACACACAAACTCTGCAAACAGAAAGACCAGTCCGCCATGCTGGTCTTTTTGCTGTTTATGGCTTTTGCTATACTGAGACATGTCTAGTGCTGTAAAGCGTGATCCCGCTAAGTGGAAACGTATCGTCGCAAGTGTTAAAGCTGGTACAAAGGGTGGCGATCCTGGTGAGTGGTCTGCTCGCAAAGCGCAGCTTGCTACACAGCAATACAAGAAGTCTGGTGGCGGCTACGTAGGTCCAAAGAAGGCTGACAACAGTTTAGCAAAATGGACTGATCAGAAGTGGCGCACATCCGATGGAACGCCTAGTGAAGGAAAGAAACGCTACCTACCAGACAAGGCGTGGGGTTCATTGTCTAAAGGTGAAGTAGCTGCTACTAACCGAGCTAAAGCTGCCGGTAATCGCGCAGGCAAACAGTTCGTAGCACAGCCAAAATCCATTGCACGTAAGGCGGCAAGGCACCGATGAAATCAACTCTATATCAATACTCATTGAAGAATATATCTGTTGTAGATGGCGACACGCTTAAGGCTGATCTTGACCTGGGCTTCGGCGTAATACTTGCGGGTAAGAAGATTCGCCTTGAGCATATTAACTGCCCTGAGAAGGATACTGAGGCTGGAGTAACAGCCAAGCAGTTTACGTGGAATTGGGTCACTAGCAAGAAGTCAGACGTTGTAATCAGCGTGAAAAACCACCGCGAAGACAAGTACGGACGTATTCTAGGAACAGTTGTTTCTGATGGTCAGAGCCTTGCCGACGCGCTCAAACTAGCGGGTCACGGTGTTGATTACGAAGGCGGTAAACGCTAATTAGAAAAGCCCCTCTGTGAAGGGGCTTTAGATTCGCTCGACTCAATTGTCATAGGTTTTGGCATGATGGGTGGACTTTTAAGTTTTCATCGCGTTTCGACGCATATATTATCGCACTCATAGGTACAATCAATTGCCACATCGTAACTGAGTGAGCTTATTGGAAACCGGGTTACCCGGTATCAACAACAACACAAATGGCAGGGACTGCGTAGGTATACGTGGTCCCTGTTTGTTGTAGAATGGCCAGTAGGAGGTGGATAATGTTGCGTGAATGGTTACGGAAGAAATTGAAACTGGTAGATCGAGAAGTCACTTCACTGTCGGTATACATGCTAGGTTTGGATCTGGATCGCGAAGTCGAACTAATGTCTACGACACAACTCAAACAATTGTTTGCAGCATGCGGCAAGGAGCTTCGCAAACGCACCCCATGACCTTTGAAGAGATCCGGCCATACTTAATTGCTGGCAGGTTTTGTCACAGGATGTCGGATGATGGCTATCTTTACTCCATATTCAACGGCAACAACCTGCATAGCGGATTATTTGTGTCTGATGAGGATTTTGAGTTGGAGTTGAATCAGGGGATATGTATTCGTGGAGTTCCTGAGGAAAACATTATCTCTATTAGCCCGGGTGCGCCGGACTTACCATTGTTTGAATCGTGGGATTGGATAATCTCACTTGATGACTTAACGGCGACGGATTGGCAAGTCTGGCCAGAAATCTTTACACAAGAGGATATCAATGAGTCGGCAAATAGCTCTGAAAACAGTTGAAGTAGCAAAGAGATATCTACACGTCCGAGAAGAAGGTGAAAACCGCGGCGACGAGGTAGAGATGTTTCAAAAGATGGCTGTGCCTGCCCTGACTCCAGGATCACCATACTGCGCAGCTTTTGTTCGCGCGTGCATGAAGATTGCTGCCACAGAATTAAACACAACTTACGTCTCTGGGTTCCCACGATCTGGATTTACACCGGACTGGGAGCGTTATGCAAAAGCAAACGATCTTTGGATACCAAGAGCGCAGCTTGCCTTGGACCACACGCCGGCGCGCAGAGGTGACCTAGCATTGTTCTACAGTCGCACCAAATGTCGCATTGCACACATCGGTATTGTGACGCAGTCATTCGAGAACGGTGTATGGACGATTGAGGGTAACACTGGCCCAGAACCATCAGATGTTACAGAAGTCAACCGTGACGGAGATGGCGTTTACCGCAAAATGCGTGAATGGAACGAGCTTGGACAGTTTGGCGGGATCTTACGCGTAAACTTCTAGTAATACTTGCTGGGCGTGGTATCATGTTGACGTAAGGTGATTACACTTTACTGTTAAAGGATACCAAATGATCACGATTTGTAAGACCGGGCGCGATAGTGACGTCACTATCCGCCTAAGCCACCGCAATGGCCTGGCAGAATACGATGTAGAGTACGTCGGCACTGACGGAATCACATGCGCAACACAACTCAGTCCAGTAAAGGCATGGAATCTGCTGCTTGGTTTGACCACTAGTTATAAGATCCCAAATCGCGTCCTGCTTGAATTGGCAGATGACGTTATTAGCTCATTTTCTGCTGTAATCAGTAAGTCTGTTTTGGATGGTGAAGAATGAATAATGTAGTACTAGCCGGCCGCTTGGTCGCAGACGTCGAATACAAGACCATGAGTGACGGCAAGGGCATTGCTAAGATGCGCCTGGCTGTTGATCGTGGCAAGGATCAACCATCCGACTTCATCGACCTTACGGCATTTCAATCGACTGCTGACTTTGCGTCTAAGTACCTTGCTAAAGGTCGTAAGATTGGCGTCATCGGCAAGATTCGCACACGCGAATGGCAAGCCGAGGATGGTTCTAAGCGCCGTTGGTTTGAAGTAGTGTGCGATCAGTTGTACCCACTGGATAGCAACAAGACTGCTGGTGACGCGCCAGCGCAACCGTTGAATCGACCCCAACCTGGAGGTTTTGATGACATCGAAGACCCATTCGCCTAATCCAGTAATCGAACTAGTACAAGAGTATGCTGATGAAGAAGCTCTTTACATTGATGGATTCGAGGATTGCTTGATTGGTATAGCAGACGTCTGGCGCGATAATACGCGCCGGACCGTTGCTGTTTATGACTACACTTTAATGGTGCAGTCAATGATTGACGAGGAATGCACAGCCGAAGATGCTGCTGAATACATCGAGTTCAACATATCCGGAGCCTTTGTAGGCCCGTATCAACCAATCATCGTCCAAAGGTTTAGAGACCTCACGGACTAAAAAAAAGGGGAGTGGAAACTCCCCTTTACTTATTTGATTAGGCCGAGCGATCGGCCTTTCTTTATGGCTCTATCCTTGGCGTTGAGGCCAGACACACCGAGCTTCCAATATAGGTTGTCCATATGGAACTGCACCGTACGGTGACTGATTCCCATAGCGACGCCCATCATCTTAGCTGTGCGGTTACGTGGCAGCATCTCGAGGACTTCGAGTTCGCGTTCCGACAATGGATACTGCAACTCATTGTTGGCAGTCGCCACGTCTTTGACTTCTGGTACTTCCTGCTCTTCCATGTTATTCACTCCATATCGTGGGACATCGATTCCGTAGAACTGCGTGAATAAGTTTAGCCAGTTCTTGATGTTCGCCCTGTGTCCCTTCAGCAAGGCGAGTCTCGAGGTAATGGATCCAGCTACGCAACGTGCCAACCATATACAGTGTAGTAGGTGTACACATAGGCAATACGTTACGTGCTGTTTCTGGTGCCACACCGCCTGCAATCATCTTGTCGTACGTATCATAGGCAAGAGCTACAGACTCATCAGCTAGGGCCTCGAGTTCATGCAGAATGCCAGTATCACTTACATCAATGGATGATTGACGGTTGGTCGGATGTTTTAGGCGTAATCGAATAGGATCAGGTTTCTCTGACACAGGGCTGTAACGTTGAGAGAACACTTGAAAAGAAAAACTCTTGTGTCGTACTAACTGCTGAGCAATTGCTACTGTGGTTTTAAGTTCAAAGCATGCACTAGCCATCTCAAATACTGACCAGTGACCATGCTTTTTACAATACTTTAGCAATTTGCCAAACTCGTCGTTTTCCTGGTTCTTTGGGTTACTCACGCGCGCGCAGTAAGCAATGTGCTTCTCTGCATTTTCAGTAATCCAAATTAATCGCGCTCGCTGCCTCATACACCAGTACTCCCAAACCCGCCGGCGCCACGTTGCGTATCATCAAATAGAGATCCTGTTTCGATCACTACCAATTCGGTATTTGCAGAGGGAACAAACATCAGCTGCGCTATGCGCATGTTTGGCAATACGAAGAATGGTTCGTCGCCATGATTGATTAATAACACTTTGATGGAACCACGGTAATCACTATCAATTAAACCTGGTGCGTTCAGCACAGTTACGCCGTTTTTCCATGCTAATCCGCTACGTGGCATGACATAAGCAGCCATCGTCACAGGCATCTTTAACTTCCAACCAGTTTCGATCAACACACGTTTCCCTGGTTGAATCGGCACTGGTTTTTCTACACATGCATAAAGATCGTACGCAGCAGCACCATTAGTCGCTTTAGTTGGCAGCGTTGGTTGCATGTTATCCATAGGCCAAAATGTGACCTTAATTGTTTCATCCATAGTACATTATACCTGCTTACTTGCGCGTGTTTATAGAACATGTGTTTGACGTACAATCAACCTATGGGCGTCACTAAGAAATTGCAGAACCCTAAAGGTGGACTAAATGCGGCTGGCCGCGCGTACTTCAAGCGTACAACTGGTGCCAATCTAAAACCGCCAGCACCGAAGCCGAAGACACCCAAAGATGCTGCAAGACGCAAATCGTTTTGCGCACGCATGTCTGGAATGAAGGCTAAGTTGACTTCGTCTAAGACTGCAAACGATCCGAATAGCAGGATTAATAAATCGCTTAGGGCCTGGAACTGTTAATGAACAAACATTTGTTTCACAGGAACCTGTATTTACAAGACCTGCCAGGATTGGAACGTAGGGAACATGGGCTTAAGAGGAATCCTACTAAGTCAGAGATGTTGTCTATGGAACAAAAGGAGCATCAACTTAAACGGAAACCTACCATGTCCGAACTCCTGCAAATGGAGCGTAAGGAACATGAGAGGGATGGGAAAATCATTGTTGGTCGCGGTCACGAAGGAAGGGCAAGAAAATGAAGAAGACTATGTCACAGATCATGGGTATCAAGAAACCACATCCTGCTGGATGTAAGTGTGCAGGATGCAAGAAGGGCAAGTGCTAGGTTATGCCTGGGCGCGCACCGATTGGTGTACCTATAACGACATTACGCCTAAGACCTGTCTCTGAAGAAGGTAGTCGTCAGTACTATCGTAATCTTGAGGCTAGAGAAGTACGCAATCGCAACATTATAAAGAATGAAAACGATCCGCGTAATATTGGTGGCACAGGTGGTAGGTCTACACGCGTATCGGCTTCAGCGCAAGATGACGCTGAGACGCAACGATTGCGTGCGCGCCAGAATCGTGAAGCGCAGGATGCAAACCGCAACGACCCACGAAACACAGGTGGTAATCGTAAATCAACTGCACCTAAACCTGCGCCTGCACAAGTATCTAGTGCGCCAAAGTACGATAAGGCTACTAAGTTTGCTGTCGGCCTGACACAGATGGGCCAGACACTTCGCGATTACAAGAAGTTAAACTCAATCAAAGCAAGTTCTCCTCCAAAGGCGGCAGAGAAAGTAAAGACCGATGGGTCTGCTTTGTCGTCAATGAAAGAGGACATGAAGACAAGTGCTAAAGTTGTTCGAGGCGATCGCGACTACATGGGTGAAGCTTTTGATGCATCACTACGACGCGGCGTAGGTAAAGGACGAGAATACCTTAAGTCTCAGCTTGCGAAGGATAACGTATCAGATAAGAAGCAACAGGAAATTCTTGGTCGTTTCCAAGAGAAATTTGCTAACGACGAATCACTTACGTCTAAGAAGGATGGTCTTGTTGCTGGGTATGAAAAGGGCGGCGAAGCAAAGAAATTGCTTGATGCCTATCGTGGTAAGTATGGTGGATATCGTAAAGGTGCTACCGCAGCTGAAATTACAGATTTGGCCCGAGGTAAATAATCATGGATTTGGAAAGCATTGCCCGTATAGTAGGGACAGCAGCTGCACGGAGACAAGGAGCATTACGTAGAACCGCAGAACGTGGTGCCGCAGCACAACTTGCCAATGCTGTACGTATAGGTGGTGAACGTGATGCCGCTCGAGCAGCGCGTGATGTGACACGTAGACGTGGTCTTGCTTTAGGTGCTGGCCGTCGTGCTGAACGTACTGCACGAAAAGCCGCCGAATTAGCTCGCGATTCAGCAATGCGAATTGCAGAAACAAATAAAGGTCGTGCGGCTAAAGTACTTAAACTTGCAGGCAAGCTTAAGGTTGGTAACAAGAAACTACGCCGTGCTGCAATCATTGGTGTTCCATCTGCTCTTGCTGTAGGTGGAGGACTCGGTTTCCTTGGTGGATATGTCAAGGGTAAGAAAGATGCACCGGAAAAGGTCATCCGTCCGCCATACGAAGACATCAAGCGTCCAGGCGTAAACGCACCAAGTTTCCGTGGTGCTGATACTGGTGGCATTATTGCTGGTGGATCTGCACCATCGTCCGCTGTGGGTGGACAGGGTGGTGGAGGGTATCGTGGTGGCCAGTCTTCATTGACTGACACGATGAAACGTAATCAGCGTGCAGTACGTGATGCGAAGTCTTATCTTGGTGAGGCTTTCGACGCTACTGTACAAAAAGGTGTAGCTACGGGTCGCAAACATCTTGCTGCTATGCTTCAACGTGATGGTGTTGACAATGAAACTGGAATGCGACTTATGAAGCGTTTCGATAATGAAATCGGCAACCAGGAATCGCTGAAGGGTTACAAGACAAGTGGAGTAACCGAAGAATTTGATGCCGAGAATCCAAACAAACGTGGCGCTCTCCTTGAAGCTTATCGTGGCAAGTATGCTAAAGGCACAACGCTACAGCAGATGAGGGAGAAGGCTAGTGCCTCAAGGTAACGTACTTAGTGATCTTCTAGGTATCCCTGGGCAAATTGCTCAGGGAGCCTACGAAGATGCACGCGACGATGTAAAAGGTTTTCTTCAAGGTACGAACCCGGGTATGTTTGGTGCTGGTCTTGGTGCCGCACTTACGCAAGGTGGTATTGAGGGTGGTAAGGCATTACTGCGCGGAATAACTGGCGGTAAGTATGCAAAGACTGCCGCCGATATTTTGCCAAAGATGGCTCGATCACGCGGTCTTGTTCAGACAGTTCGAAACGCAGGTAAGGTCGTTGGTGATACCGCTAAATTGGCAGGTAACCAACTTGGTCGCATTGGTCCAGTAGCACAGATAGTCGCAGGTGAAATACTTAATCCACGCCCTGCTGGCTTCAGTCGTGAATATGAACAAATGATGTTCGGTATCATTGAGCCTTTAAGTAAATGGCAAAAGGAATACCAACAACGTGGTCAACAGTGGGACCCAGAATTTGAAAAACTCCACAACATAATGCAGCCAATGAAAAAACTGCGTATTGGTGATGGAGTTGTAGATAGGGATACCTTAAACACGATTTACCAAGCTATTTATAATGATCCATCTATGGATATCAAATCTTTTATGAATGAGGCTTTTATTGAAAAGAAGCCTAACTTCAATGCTGGCAAACTTCAAGATTGGAAGCGTGTATTAAGTAATCCTGATGAACTTGATCAACCAAGGATTACGATGCCGTTACTAAAATCTCAGCGTACCGATGAAGAACGTGGGATGCAGTTAGGTGCAGACCGATACACGGGTATGCCACAAATGGCGCCTTCGTATAGTCAGCTTGACAGCGTACGTGACTTGATGGCTATGTCAGCAGCTAGAGGCAGAGGTAACACTTTGACTCAGCGTATTCCTAATCGATTCGCGCAAACGCCTGGTGGTCTTAACGCAGCACGCAACGCTGTTTACGGTAAAGCTGCTGCATCAACAGGTAAACCTAACTCATTTAAGAGAGTTGTTAGAGCGCTCAAGAAAAACCTTTAAAACTTCATCAGCAGCAGTGTGGTCTTTTGTAACGTCGTATACGAGATACCACACTGCTTTTCGTATGTCATCCATCTTAGACTCTTGGCTTTTCTTGCCGGCTCGCTGAATGTACTTGAGTGACATCGTTAGCCATCGACTAAGGTCCCACGCGTCTGCAACTGTACATGTGTCGATAGATGTTTGCCGATAGTGGTCTGGTGCTGTTTTACTCATCGGTCCAGTATACTTGCAAGTATGTTCGACTCAAAAGGTGTTGACGATCCATTTTTCATCGAGAAAGATGACGGCTTATACAGGAGATCTGGTAGCGGTTACGCAAAGTGTTGCAGCGCTATCATTCGTGATGGTGACGTAAACCGACAATGCAAAAACCCAGCCTTAAAAGGTAAAGAGTATTGCGCGCATCATGGATCAACACATCTTAAGAAATCAGAAAAACCACAGTACCTACAACACTTATTTCAGAAAGAGCGCAGTAGGTTTAAGCGCGTCGGCACAGAACTACTAGCGAAAGTTGATAACTATCGTGACGACCCAGACTTGTTTAGTTTACGTGATGATACTGCTTACGTAACTGCACTAGTTGACGTCAGGGCAGAGGCCGCAGCTGAAGGCGTTGGATTAGAGCAATATAGAAAGATTGAGTCTGCATATCATCTGGCTAAATCAAAGCTTGGTTCTCCTGACTTCATTGATGCATTCGAACAGATAGGCGATCTTCTGAACGAACGCATGAACGAGTACGATGCTAGTAAAGACGTATTGGATCTAATTGAACGTCGGGCGGAACTTGTCGAAGCAGAGCAACGAATGATGCAGACGAGAGCGTATACAATTGAAGCAGACCAAGCACTTATGCTTGTTATGCAGATCGTAGAGCTTATGAAGCAGACGATACGAGATCAGGAGACACTCATTGCAATACGTAGTGGCGTCGGTAAGCTCATACGAATGTATACATCTAGCGATGACGATGTACAGGAAGCGGAAGTAGTAGAAACAAATGGCATACCAGAAAGTACCTAAGGAGTTTAAGCAATTTACGCGCAGTGATAAACCGCTATCAGTAGCACTACTGGAAGCGTTAGACGCGCAGATATCTGATGTCATTAAGACTGGTGATTACGACAGTGGGCGAGCATTCGCAATAGATGGATCTAAATTGGATTACAACACATGGTTGAGAACATATGCACCGCATGCTATGTCGTCGTCACTTGGTGAGCATCACAAGCGCGCGTGGGAATGGGCTGAGTCAATAGAGCCTGGGGTCGCTCCGCCAGCATTGATCGAGTGCTGGTTTCGTGGTGGTGGTAAGTCCACCACCATGGAGCATATTGCTGCTCGCATCGCAGTAAAAGGCACCAGACGATTTCTCTTGTACGTCTGTTCTACACAGGAGGCTGCCGACCGTCACGTATCGGATATTGGACACACAATGGAGCGTTGTGGGATTGAAAGGGCGCTTAATAAATATGGTTTTTCAAAGGGATGGAACGCTTCGAAACTTCGGACCGCTAACGGATTTAACGTGTTGGCGTTTGGGTTGGATACTGGCGCTCGCGGTGTCAAGCTCGATCACCTGCGTCCTGATTTCATCATTCTTGACGACATTGATGAACTTGATGACTCTGTTAATCGTGTCGATAAGAAGATTGCTACGATAACTCAGACTATCTTGCCAGCTAAAAGTACGGACTGCGCAATCGTATTTGTGCAGAACAAAATCCATGCCAATAGTGTTATGGCACAGGTGTTGTCTGGTGAACTAGACATGCTTCAATATCGCGTGCAGTCACCTATTGTGCCTGCGATCAAAGGACTTACCTACGAACCTTTCGAGCGCGAGGATGGTCGAACCGGATACCGGATTACTGGTGGCACAAATACTTGGTCTCACAAAAGTATTGAAGTGTGCCAAAGAGAGATCGACGACTATGGCATCATCTCATTCCTACGTGAGTGTCAACATGAAGTCGGCGTCGGTGGTCGGTTCTTCCCTGAGTTCCAAGAGTACGATACGACTGGGAAACCGTGGCATGTAATCGATCATGTTCAAGTGCAACCATGGTGGCGTGTTTGGGCATCACATGACTTTGGTACTGGGGCGCCGGCAGCAACGCTATTGTACGCGTCGGATGAGAATGAAGACATTTACGTAATCGGTGAGATATACGAAGCCGGCCGTGTCAGTTCTAAACAAGCAGAAGATACGCTTCAGTTACTGAAAGAACGCGGGTATGCAGCCCCTGTCAATAAAGACAAACCCGATGGGCCTTGGCTGACAAAACTCGAGGCTATTGCTTTTGACTGGGCAAACACATTCCCTCCGAAGAATCACGAACAACGTATCGGTGAATATCCTGTTGAGGTTTGGTGGCGACGTGGACTTCCAGCTGTTGCTGCGGTTAAAGATCGTAAAGCTGGTTGGCGGCGACTTAAGGAATGGTTAGCATCCGTGCGCGTCAAGGATGGCCAGCATCAACCCAGGTTTAGAATTGTACGTAGAGCATGCCCTAATTTGATACGTGAATTAACTGCTGCTATGGCGGACCCGAAAGATCCAGAAGACCTCGACAGTGGTACCAAATCTGACCACGCACTAGACTCATGTCGTTACGGTGTTATGTGGCGTGAATACCCAGTGACATGTCCGGAGACTCAGGGAAAGACTCCGTGGAAGCCAGTGTGGATGCAAGACAATAACGAGGACCAGTACATATGACGCTGTTTGATATCATCCAAAGTATATTGATGTTAATTACGGCTATTTTTACTGGACTTACTTGGCGTGAGTTGAATACAATTCGTAAGCGCCAAGAAGTTCATGTTGAATACCAGCGCACTAAGGATCACTACATCTGATGGAACCAAAGCAGCCAAAGATACCCAACAGTCTGTTCCCACAGATGTTGGCTAATATCACAGCTAAGTTACGCAAGCCGCCACAGATGGCTGCCCTGCAACGCCCAGAGGCGACAGGTATGCGTGGTAGCTTTGAAGTAAAGTCTACGGATGTAGAAGATGAAGACATCCTTGGTATCGACATCGAGCCAAACCAATGGTCAGTTGATCCAAAGGAACAACCCGAAGAAGCCAAGAAAGTCACCGGGTACGTACGTAATCAGTTTGATGAAGCGTATCGCGCGCGCCAGGAGATGGAAATCGAATGGGCGCAGGCTTTGGCATTCTTCGAAGGCCGTCAGTGGTTTCGCATCAACAGTCAAACACGTAACCTGGTTACACTTCAGAGCGACAGAGATCCACCTCATCGTTACATGACGGTCAATAAGATTCGGCCATTGATTGACGGTGTAGTAGGAAAACTGACACAGGTCGCGCCAGACTGTCGCGCTGTTCCATTGTCTTACAATCCTAAGGATCAACAAGCAGCCGATGAAGCAAACTTTATCGCAGGCCATTACACACGTAAGTTCTCACGCGAAACCCAGACAAAAGAGCGCGTCCGTTGGGCGTGTATCACTGGTACCAGCTTTGTCAAGGTCAGTTGGAATGCTAAGTCGCCGGTTGTAATTCCAATGCGAGACTTGGACAGCGGTGAGATTACCGGTTACAAAGAACTACCGCTTGGTGATGTGGATGAAGAAATCGTCCCATGTTTCAATGTATTTCTTGATCCAAAAGCCCAACGTGACGAGGATGTTCGTTACATAATTCATGCATCAATCAAACCGCTTTCGTGGTTCGTTGACAACTACGGTGATGCTGGTAAGCTTGTCGAGCCTGACGCAGTCACTGGTCAGAACGCTGGTTATGTGGATGCTTACCTTGAAGGCGCTAATGCAAGTGGAACTGGATGGGTACAGCCGTCTACTGCAAGACTTAATAACGTAGACATTAAGAAGGCAAGTGCTATTGTCTACGAATACTGGGAAAAGCCCACTGCGGTTTACCCTAATGGGCGTTACATCGTAAGTACAAACACTGCGTTGTTGTACGCCGGCGATTGGCCATACAACAAGAAGGATAAGTTTCCGTTTATCCCTCTGCGCTGGCAGCCACGATCAGGCACGCCGTATGGTCATAGCCTGGCGTTCGACCTTTGCCCATTGCAGCTTGGATACAACCGTGTTTATAGCCGCATGATCGAACAGTTCGAGCAGAACAAAGACTACATCATGGTAGAGCGCGGAGCTAACATTGGCGCCGATGCCTTCCAACAGTCAAGTGATGACATCGATGATAAGGCTCGTATCTACCGTAAGGTTTACTATAACCGCGGTTCTCAGCCTCCTGTAATCCAACGAGCGCCTGGCATTTCCAATGAGATCTTCCCAATGCTTCAGTCTTTTGAAAAGGACATGATGGACATTGCTGGTCTTCATGATGTTAGTCAGGGTCAGGCCCAGGCCGGAACACCTGCTGAAGCGGTGAAGTTGCTACAGCGTGCAGATAACACTCAGCACAGTTATATTCGAGCTGATATCGAACGCAGTATCGCCACTATCAAAGAGTGGGAGATCGCACTAGTAGAGCAGTTCGCTGTCGCGCCGTTCATCGGTTCTGTGGATGACAACATCAACCCACGCAATGAAATCCAACAGGGGATCATCACGTACGATTCAATCCGTTCTGGTGGTCAGTATCGTGTTGTGTACATTCCTGGTTCTTCGCAACGCGAGTCGGATGACCAGAAACTACAGAAGGTCGTTATGCTTCGGCAGATGGGTCTATTCGGAGATCCAAACGACCCAGAGACAAACGCCATGGTTGTACGTATGCTACAACTGCCGGAAACATCTGACATCCTACAGAATCTCGCATTCCAGGCTCAAAAACAGCAGGCAATGCAGGAGCAGATGATGCAGATGCAACAGGCTCAAATGGCCGCTCAACAGAAATTCAATCCTGAGGCAGAGCAGATGAAGGCTCAATTGCAAATGCAACAGGATCAAGCGAAGGCTCAGCTCGATGTACAGAAGATGCAAGAGCAAGCCAAGATCGACACTAACAACTATGCGGCTAAGGCCATCACTGATGTTAGTAGGGACCTAATCTCCGGTAAAGGAGCAGGGGAAGCGCAGCAACAGGGTACCCGTGTACCAAAACAAAAAAGTTGATGTGCTAAGATAGGAGTAACTGATATATGCCTGAAGAGATGGTGACACGTACCGCTGACTCACCAGCAGCGGCGACGGGCGAGTCAGGAATGATGAACGCGGTTCGGGACTTTATCCAGGAGAACGCCGCTCCCGGAGATAACTCGCAATGGGCGACAAGCGAGCATGATGGTCAGGCTGCGAGTCAAGATTACGATGGTGGCTACGAGGATAACAACTACGACGACATCCTTGATGAAGTCTTAGGTATTAATCGCACCGTAACACCACAAGAACCCGATGAGCAGCCGGGCGCTGTACCCTACGAAAGGTTTCGTGAGGTAAATGAGAAGGCACGGCAGCTTCAAGATGTTGAGTCAAAGCTTAGCAAGTGGAGTTCAGTTATTGAACAGCTTGAAAGCCAGGGGTACGGAGACGCTGAGGCAGTGCTTGCCGCGCAAGCGGAACAGGCAGCAAAAGCCGAGGAAGCACAGCTCCGGCAGTATTACCAAGGCCTCGTTGACCAACAAGGGTTAGATCCAAATGTTGCGCAGATGCAAATGGAAGCTCAGCTTTCCAAGATGCAGTATGAACGACAGATGGAAGAAGTCAACAACTACATGATGATGCAACAGAGAGATGTTGCATTGGAACAGTTCCCGTTGGCTGCGCGCGCACCTGCGCTTGTTGACAACCTCATTGCTGCTGGATATGACCCATATCAAGCAGTAGAGGCAGTACATGAACAGGTTCGCACAATCGTTTCTTCACTCGTACCTGAGGTTGCTGCAAAAGTAAGTCAGGGCCGTCGCGCTCCACAACCTATTGGCCAAAGCGGTTCGCCTCGTATGGCTCCCGTAAATAATGGTCAACAGAGACGTGCTGGATGGTCTGATCTTCTTGGTATCAACCGAGGACGAAATTCGTTATAAGAGGATTAAGAAATGCCAGACGCAAATGCATTGACACTTGCCGATCAAGCGATTATCTCGAATGACCCATTGGTAAAAGAGATCACAAAATCTCTGCACCAGACATGGAATGCATTGAAAGACATCCCGCTTGTCACCAACCCTTCTCTCCGCCAGGTTGGCACACGTATGATCAACCAGGCTAACGCTTTTCCAACCATTAACTGGGCTACGGTAAACGAAGAACCTGTTGTTAGTAAGGGTAAGCCAAAGCAGTACGAAGAAAGCATGTACCTGATTCGTAACAAGATTCAGGTTGACCATGTGCTGCTTGATCAGCCAAACAACATCGTTGATCCTGTTCAGATGCAGATCAACTATTTTATGGAAGCTCTCGCTTATGATTTCAACCAGAAATTCATAGACAATGACCCAACGTCCACTGCCGCTGGCAACGACGTTGACTGCTTCCCTGGTCTTCGTTACCGCCTTACCAACCCAGAGCAGTTTGACATCCCCGGCGAAATGTCTATCAACGGTAACGGTGCCTCTGGCGCTGACTTGACGACGACAGCTGGTACAAACCGCTTTATGGAGCGTCTCCAGGCTCTTCTCGACAACATGAACGCACCTGATGGTGATGGTGTTGTAATCTACGTCTCAGAAGCTCTGAAGCGTGCTATCGAATTCGGTATCCGTACCATGGGTATCGGTGCTGGATTTGATGTCACTAAGGACTCCTTTGACCGACCTGTTGAGATGTACAAGGGTGCTAAGATTCGCTCCGTTGGACGTCGTTCCGACGGTGTAACTCATATCCTTGGATCTGAGACCGCGGCAGGTGTACCGGGTGCAGGTGGATTCCAGTCTTTGTTCGCAGTCCGCTACGGTGATGGCTACTGCACAGGTTGGCAGCCAGGTCCGTTTAAACCGACATACCTTGGTTTGTCGAAAGAAAACGGTGTCCTGCACAATATCGTCTTCGATTGGGGCGTTGGTTTGTGGGTACCACATACTCGCGCAATCGGTCGTGTATTCAACATCAAGATTGCTTAAGGAGTAAATTATGGCAAGAGATGGATTACTTGTATTTCCTGCATTTACTGGAGGAGCTACCGCAACAGGTGGTACGAAGCAAACGTCAAACACACTGACTATTGACCCATTTATTCAGGGACATCGTCGTGAGTTGGTTGTTCGTTTCACCGTGAATGCAACAGCTACAGTCGGCACTCCTACTGGTATTGCATGGATCTTTAGTGTAGAAGCATCTGATGATGGAACTAACTTCTTCACTGTTAGCTCTACGCCAGGCCAGGTGCTAGGAGCCGCAACAACTGGTACGTTTGCACAGCTTCCAGATGGACTAAAAATGACAGTTGCATCCGGTGTTGCTGATGGCGGCGTTACGGCATTCCTTCCTGTAGTCGTACCTCAGTCTTTTGTTGATGCAAGCAATAACGTCCAGGACAACTACAACCGTTTGCGTGTAACCGCTACACCAATCTTCAATGGTGGAACAACTCCAAACGTTACCTATACATCTACCGCGGCTATCGTCTCCGGTAAGGATGGGGCCTACTCGTAATGACTAGGGGAGAGATCAAACGGCGGTTCCGACTACTTGGTCGGCACTACTTTGGTTCGGATCCGGACCAAGATCCGTTTGGTCTCGACCTGCTCATTATTGAGACGACCAATCAGATCGCTCGAGCTACCGACTGCTATTTTGGCCGTCGGTATCTCGATCTGGTGGCAAATACTAAAGAGTATTGTGCGCCAGACCTATACAAAATTCGTAACATACAGGCCAAAAACAACCTTGGCGAATATCGACGCATGCGATTGTTTGATGCGTTTGATCAAAAGGTTGACCAATTTAGAAGCGACCCAACCGCTTCGTATCCTGAGTACGCAGTTATCTATGGAATGAATCGCATAGGTGTCTATCCGATTCCTACGGCTGCTGTAACTCAAGGATTACTAGTAGAGGGATATGCCGTGCCTGGCGATTACTGGGTTTACTCAACTGCCGGCGTCGCACAGAATCCTACAGACAATGATGAATGCCCGTTGCCTGATGTAGCGCACGACTGTGTCGTATACGGGATGTTGGCCAATAAAGCTGCCATGATTGGTAATGAAGGCGGCTTCACTATCTACAACGCACAATATAATGAGCGGCTTGGTCTTGTAGAGTCATACGCCGCCACGTACGCGCGAAGGACACCATAATGGCGCAAACCATTCAGACTATCCGTAAGGAGGTCTATAAGCTCCTAAATGAGGCCACGAACAGTACTGTTGGCGCTTTATCTACGGGACTTGGCACAGTAGCATCCGGTGATGATAGTGATTCGAATATTAACAAGTTCATCATGGAGGGTGTAGCAGAACTTTGCCGATCGTGCGTCGCTATCCCCGCTAGTGGAACAATTGCATATGGTGCCAATATTCGCACAAAACAACTATCTGATTTAAGTATTACTCTTCCTGCAAGTGGTCAATTATGGTTTCCGTCCGATGTATATCTTGCTGGTACGAGGTTGACTCATGCTAGTGAGTCCAGTATTCGCGCGCATGATCTAGGTTACGCCGCCAATATTACAGCGACAACAACTTCCGTTACGCATTGGTATCGACATGACAACTACGCAATCAGTTTGTATCCCTATTGCAGCGCATCATTAACTATAACTGTCTACGGATATGGAATGCCGGACACTGCGCTTAGTGGGATAGCTGGAACAGATAACTTAAAGTCATTCTCATTTCTACCAGACGACATCTTGCGACAAGCACTCGCTGCCTATGCCGCCAATCGGATAGTGATGAAGAATGTTGATGATCCAACCATAGCTGAACGTAGCTTTCTTAATGCTATGTACAATAATATTCGCATGACGTTGTATGCTCAGCTTGACTCTGGACTAAGAACGCCAGGTGGACCTTTTGCGATACCTCCGGTGATGCCGAAATGAATGTAGCTTGGGGTCGTATGATTCTAATCGGGCTTGGTGCATTTGTTGCATCAGCTGCACCAGAATTCGACGCCGCCTGGAAAGCACAACACATTGCTGATACAGCATCTTTTGGCACGGTGACTCGCGCTCTATTAATTTCTGGCATTGAAGGCCTTCGTGCTGGTATACCCGCAATGACAACTGCGTTGATTGCCTTCTTTATGCGACAAGATAGCAGCCTTCCAGTGTTTTCAATAAACGTACCGGAGGTGAGAAAAGTCAGTGAAACGACGAGGGACATCGATGGATAAAGAGCAACTTATTGCAGGTGCAGTTGGAGCTGTTGCTGGTACAGACTGGTGGGATAAAACCAAAGTCAGAAACTTTTGGCATGGTCTATCTGGTGTTATTGCTGGCACCTTCTCAGCAGTTTATTTAACTCCAATTATTGCTAAGCAAGTAGGCTGGAATACGCCAGATCAAGTTGTAGGAGTTGCATTTGCAGTTGGAATTTTAGGTCTTAGATCTGTTCAATTAGTAAATGCCATAGCTGAAAAGTTAATTAAAAAGATTGAAGTGTAATGACGTATCAAGATTCTGCACATATATATCGAGCTGATCAAATGCCGGATGGTAGGTTAATTATCTGGTGGAATGAATCTGAGTCATTGGTGTTTGAGAACGACCAAGCTTTTTTAGATTATTGCACCGACTTAACGCCACAAATAAAACTATTACTGAGAACGCTTTTGTTGCTGGACTATTCAGAACAAAGAGTTGATGGTAAAACCGCGTCTCTATCAATCAGCGACCCAGACAATATTTGGGTGGTCGCATCGTGATTATCAACACAGTCAGCAGATATGGCACTGGCTTTGTTCCAGCCTTCGGTTATTCTCAATGGACATTCACTGCTGCTAGTCAATACATAGTCAACGTGTTTACAGCAGAAGAAGATATGACTATTACACAACTAGGTATGTGCGTATCTAGTTCGTCTGGCACTCCACCCGTCCGGATTGCTATGTGGCAATATGTCAAAGGACAGTCATTGCCAGCAAACCCTCTGACCACTAAAACTTACACTGATCCGAATCCAGTCAGTATTACACCAGGCATCAGTACGCCGACATTTATATGGTGGAATCTTACTACACCACAAAATATTACTAGGGGTAATACAGTTGCCATAGGTCTTGAAACGTATGGGACGTGGAGTGGTGGACTTAGCTTGGTGTCAACGCAGGATCAAAATAAACGTGACTACACGCTGATGTCTGCACAGCCATTTGCAAGAACGTGGACTCAAGACATAGGACCCTTTAGATTCGGAGTTGCCTCATCAACAAAAACATATGGGTATCCTGTGCAAAGTCAAAGTATTGTCAATATTGGTTCATTTAGTACTAACACGTTGGCTGGAGTAGCGTTTACGGTTCCTACCTCAATGGGTGGTACTTGTACATTGCAAGGGATACTTGCACCTATAGGCGCAAACCCAAACTTTGTAACAGCTTCTTTGAGGTTATATAACGCAACCTCATACCCACCAACTTTAATAACTAGTAGAGTTATAGGAGATGGGGCTGCTCCCTCATTTGTAAATGCTACTTATACAACTAATGGTCATACGTATTTCCCATTTACCACGCCACAGCTTTTAACTACAGGCGTAAAATATGTTGTTGGAATACAGAATAGTGGGGATGCCTTTAACATCCCTAAACTTACATTCAATCGTGCGCAGGATGCAAACTGCCTATCCGACATTCCGACGTTTGGAGTAGAGGCAGATATTACTGCAAATACGTGGACGGAGTCCGGGACTTTCAGGTATGTGATGAACCTGGATATCGATGGTTTTAGTCCAGCGACTGGACCAACACCTCCAAGCACATTAACGGCAGCCCCTCGGTATACAATAAACGCAGGTATTAACTAATGCAGAAGTTCAAGCAAAATGAAACAACGGCAACGTATAGACGTATCTATATGTTCTTGGCTTCTCCTACTGATGGGTATACACCTGTAACTTCTCTCTCAGGAGCAACAGTCAATTTATTTCGTAATGGCGTTGCATTTGGCTCACAGCCTTTGACTCCAGCAACTTTAACCCACATTAGTGTTGGTCATTGGTATTACGAAATCCCTCAAACATACCTTAGTGACCTTGGAATACTTACGGTTACGGTCAGTGATACTAATATCCGTCCTGTAGTGTTGATGGCTGAAGTCTTAAACTATGACTGGATGCAACCTAGCGGTGCTACTGCTGCACAGGTTTGGAGTCACTCTGACAGGCAGTTGACTGCTTCTTTGGATCCTACAGCATCGCAAATTTGGGCAGCAACCACACGTACACTTACTGGTCCAGTTACAGTATCTGGAAACGTAACGGTAGGTGGTTTTACAGCAGGATCAATTACTAATGCCGCATTTGGAACAGGTGCTATTACTGCTACTACAATTGCTAATAATGCTATCACTATGAGATTAGGCAATGACGCCACGGCTAGTAACGCCAGGTTTATAACATTTGACACATTTGGTGGTTACCCGTTGTTGTCTTCTAATACGAATTTCAAAATACAAGTCACTGGGTCTAATCATGCGGCAGCCGATATTCACCAATTTCAGCCAGACGTGTTGACAGCAGCTGCTACGGACTCATCCTTTGTTACTGAAATCCAAACTGGCCTGTCAGCACCAACCGCAGTTCAGGTTGCAGATGCCGTATTAAATCGTAACTTAGACAGTACTGGTAATGGTACAGATACGCTAAACGAACGCACAGTTCGATCAGCATTACGTGCAATGCGTAATAAGGTATCTGTAGCGTCTGGCGTGATGACTGTCACCAAAGAAGACGATGCTACAACAGCATGGACTGCCTCGCTATCGAACACGGCTAACGTAACGGTGGATCCAACCTGATGACTACTGTACTTAAAAACGTAGAGTACATTCGCGTGACACAACCCGTGCCTAACTGGATTATAAAAGCAGACGTGTATGACACAGAAGGCAACAAAGTTGCTGACTTTGGGCCAGATGGCACTGATATCAATAGTTGGTGGAACAGTCAATCTGAAGACTTCCAGCTTGACATTCTTGGTATGTTCATTACGTACATCAAGGATGAAGTAACTCCGTAATGGCTACGTACTACGTAAGGACTCCGGCAAACGGAGGAAGCGATGCAGCTGCTGGGACTAGTACTACCACTGCCTGGGCTACGTTTACTAAAGCGTTTTCAGCATCTGGATTTACAAGTGGTGACACGGTGTACGTTGAACCTGGTGTATATCGCGAAACAGTAACAGCACTAAACACATCTCCGACTACACGCGCTTTTGTCATTGGCGATTACAACGGTGCTATATTTGGTACGGCTGGTGAAGTTAGATTGTCTGGTTTTCTCACCACTGATGACGCGTCAGGTACTGGTACAACCCTGTTGAACCTAAATGGGAGAGACAATATAACCATTCGTGGAATTAGAATGGAAAGTGTTTCCAGGTGTATTGATGTGCCTAACGGGTCAATCAATATAGACATTGAAGATTGCGTTCTTATAAATCAAAATCAAGGCACAATAGCAATGTCATCTGGCGCAAGTGTTGCGTTGGGATGCAATATTAGACGATGCATAATAAGTGGTTTGTCGGATGCAATATTGATTGTGCCAAACTTAGGTGGCGGTTCTGATTGGAACTTAAACCTTAATATTGAAAACTGTGTAATAACGTCTACATTAAATCGTGGAATATTTTTTTCGTCTGCAAATAGTGGTCGTGTCGCGTCTGCTGTTACAGTGAAAAACTGTACTATACGCTCGGCAACAGGTATTCAAGTGGCAGCTAACGCTTACGGAACTGGCCCAGCAGGAGTTGTAGTAACAAACACTTTGTTCTATCAATGTCAGACTGGTATAGCGGCTGGAACATCTGGGCAGGTATCTGAAAACTTTAATAGGTTTACAATGTGTTCTACACCTACTTCTAACATAGCAACCAATGGAGCTAACACGAATCTAGTTGGCAACCTAAGTATAGATATGGGTAGATCATTTCTTTTTGATATTGATCCTCGTACGCCTTGGTATATGCCATACGTTACTAACATCATAAACGGTGATGGTACTGCTACAGGTATGCCAACCGATGACGTGCATGGGACTACTCGTCCATCCCCACCAGCCATTGGTGCATCTGAACAGACTACACTATACACATCTGGTGGACTAGCAGCTAATCCGTTAGCGGGGTACGTGCGATGAGTAAATATATTGGTGACTTCAGTAAGAATGACACAATTACTTTTATGTTTACGACATATAGACCATCAACTGGTGCGCCGTTTCTTTTAGCAGGAACGCCCGTTGTGTCTGTATATAAGGACAATAACCTTACACAAGACACTGCGGGTGTTACATTGACTACGAACTACGATGGCGTTACAGGACTTAACTTTGTTTCTATAGCCACCACTGGTGCATTTTACGTTGACGGTTCATCGTACGAATGCGTTATTACAACTGGAACAGTTGATTCTGTTAGCGTTGTAGGGTCATGTGTTGGACGTTTTACAATGCGTGATCAAGCCTATTTATATCCAACCACAGCTGGTCGTACACTAGACGCGAGTGCAACTGGACAAGTCATTGTTGCGACTAACAACGACAAGACTGGCTACTCACTGTCTGGTACACAGACGTTTAACGTCACAGGCAATATTACTGGTAATGTTACTGGTTCCGTAGGATCGATAGCAACTGGTGGAATTACTGCGGCTTCAATTGCTACTGATGCGTTTACAGCCGCAGAATTTGCAACATCAGCAATAGACAAAATTGCAGATGGATTACTAACTCGCAGTTTGGCTTCAGCCGGTGCAGTTAACAATATTGCAATCACGTCTATTGTGGCTAACGTATTTCAAGCATCTAACACATTAGTGGTCGATGACAGAGTTACATTCGTAGGCACTGCTCCAAATAACTTTGTAATAGGAACTGTTTATTGGGTTGTATCGACTAACCTTTCATCTACCACATTCCAACTTGCTCTTACGCAAGGTGGATTAGCAAATGGTACTTCGTCAACTGGTGCATTTACTGCCACTAAAGTAACTGGACGTGACGTGCTTTCAGCCATGAGAGCTATTCGTAACAAATCAGTCATTGCGTCGGGGACATTGACTGTTTATCAGGAAGATGACACAGCGGCTGCTTGGACTGCTACTGTCGGTTCTGATCCATCGGCTAACCCTATAATAAGTATAGATCCTACATAGGAGGAATTATGTCAGCATTCTCAAACTACTTGGAAGACCAGATTATTGGATGGGCGTTTTCAGGCGCCACGTTTGCTACACTGCCTACTACAGGAACTGTATGGGTATCACTGCATACCGCAGACCCAGCAGATACAGGTGCAAATGAAGTCACTGGTGGTAACTACGCTCGTATTCCTGTTACGTCAGCAGGTTGGACTAAAACTACTGGTGGCACAGCAAGTGCAACCAATACTAACGAAATTGTTTTTCCTGCGTCAGGTACTGTCACATGGAGTGCTTCGTCTCCCGGAGTTACACACGTTGGTATATGGAATGCTGTAAGTGCTGGTAACTTTTTATTCGGTGGAGCATTAACGACTCCGAGAGTTGTTGCATCTGGTGACGTATTTAAATTTTTAGCAAGCAACCTAACTATTAGTGTGACCTAATGGCTGACGGTTATATTTCCTGGTGGGGTAAATGGGCCTTTGGTAAAGGTAGTACCGCCGGGGTCATATCAGCCAGTGCGTCACTTGTTGCACTGGCTGCTGTTACGTCAGCAGGTCTAGTAGAAAAACGAGCAACATCTAATCCTTCTGGTGTTGCAACAGTAGTATCAGCCGGTCAAGTAGATAAGTTAGGCGCATCATCACTTACTGGTGTTGCCACCATTACATCGTCCGCTATCGTTGAAAAACGAGGCAGCAGTTCACTAAGTGGTATTGCTTCCATCACTAGTGCAGGTGTTGTTGAAAAACTAGCAACATCGTCACTATCTGGTATTGCAACCGTTACAGCCAATGGATCCATTGTTGGAGTTGTCAATGCGACAGCAAGTATCAATGGTGTTGCAACAGTTGCCAGCGCGGGTATTGTTGAGAAACTAGGAAGCAGTTCTCTTACAGGCATTGGATCAATAACATCGACAGGTGTTGTTGAAAAACTAGGGAGTAGTTCACTTACCGGTATCGCAACCGTTGCTAGTGCGGGTGTTGTTGAGAAACTCGGAACCGGTTCACTAAGTGGTGTTGCTTCAATAACATCCGCTGGTCTAGTTGAAAAACGAGCCACGTCATCAATATCAGGCGTTGCAACAGTCAATGCAGATGCAATAATCTCCGGCATTGTAACGGCTACAGCCAATGTATCTGGTGTTGCATCGATAACATCCGTAGGCGTTGTTGAAAAACGAGCCACGGCTAGTATTAGTGGTATAGCAACAGTTACAGCAAATGCCGTCATTGGTGGTGTTGTAAACGGTGCAGCGAATGTTACTGGCGTTGCTTCCATATCGGCGGATGGTGTCACTGAAAAACGTGGTTCATCAAGCCTTGTAGGCACAGCATCCGTTACTGGTACGTTTACAAAAGAAGTACAAGTAAGCTCATCAATTACAGGTGTTGGATCTATAGTTGTCGTGGGTACTTGTGAGAAACAAGTCACCTCAAGCATAACCGGCGTAGCGTCTATTACTAGTACTGGGCAATGTGTTTTGTCTAGTGCGTCAAGCATTACTGGTATTGCCACTATCAATGCCAATGCAACGTCCGGAGGCATAGAACTTTGCACTTGTCCTCCTTGGCAGATCATTGATGAGACTATATGTGGTTGGATACAAAATGGATATGGCGTAAGCCAACAAGCGTACCCATTCCCGTTTACTATTCCTGTATATCGAATATATGACCTGGCTATACCGTTTGATGCTAATACCTGTAATTGGACAGTCAACACATGTGTTGTACCGACATACAATGTTGAACAGACTATCGTCAATGCTTTCTCTAAACTTGGCACACTATCATCTGCATTCAAGCAACCACAGACATTAGCATACTTGTTTACAAGTAATGGAACACTCGTCGATAACTGGCTACCGGACGGTAATTTAACTAGAGGTCTTTATGTATTACCTTATACGCTGCCAGTGTTTAGATTACACATACTTGGTAATAATCAACCAGTAAACGTATATACGGTAGCAAATAACGTTTCATGTAACTACACCAACAATCAGCTGCCATTGCCCGTGTACAAACAGGAACCACCTAGTGCAATACAATGGAACCGAGGACCTTGTGACTAATGGCAGATACAACACGTAACGCACAAGCTGTGCGTCAAACATATACGTTTGGCGATCGTCAGTTTATTGGCATCGATACTAACACGACGCCAAATAGGTTGCAGGATGGTTATGTACAGGTAGCAGACAACCTATGGAACGATGGTGGTGCTTTGACGACCAGGCCTGGTATGCACGCGCAATTGACTAGCCCAAGTGATCCTATTCACAACATGCTGCAATACAGACAGTCGTCCAATGTAGCATCAAAAATACTGGTTATTAGCGGTGACCCTACTGTTCCAACTACATCGATCAGTGAGTGGTCTGATGGGGCTACAGCTTTGACACCATTGACTGTAGTTAACGGATACCCACAAGACTCACGAATGGTCCAGCACGGTAAGTACATATACGGAATTCCTGGTGCTAGTGGTGGGACTATATGGAAGTACAACGGCACCAATGTTACACAAGTGTTCATGCCTAAGGCACCTATGATCAATGGTAAAGATCATATACAGCCTGTTGCCAACGTAAAGACATATGAGGCTAAAGGAATAACAGGCGCATCTGACATCGATAACGATTCAGCTGCGACAACCTTTGGCATGGCTTTCAGTTCGTTAGCTGCTTCATACGAGATGATTACGGCTACCGCTACGTCGGAAGGTTACACGTTTGAATCCGACACCGATAATGCTGTGCCTAATGCTACAGTTTGGCAGAATAGTGGAGCCGGCCTGGCTACCGTAAAACAGTACACACTTATTGATGCGGCATTGAGTGGGGCAGAAAAGATATCTAACTACGCCTCCCAGACTGGTAATAAGGCATTACTGCTTGACGCTGGCGGCGACTGGATTCAAAAGACAATGACAGCGCCGACGTATACGTACGACGGCACTACGTATAAGATTGGAATGTACAGCTTGCGTTGCTTGATGTACAACAACGACTCACTGGATAGTCGTCGTAACCATGGCGTATTTGTAACAGTCACAGGATTAGATTCTGGTGGTAACCCTATTGTCGGATGTGTGTTTACACAAATTGTCCAGCCTACTGTTGCACAGAGCGTCACCGACTGGAAAGAGATCAGTCTATTCATAGACTTCCGTGCATTCCGTGGGACGTTGACTCAAATACGTATTAAGCTTCAGACCGCTAATGCAGCACAATCTACGACTGGAGATAGTCGTGGAATCCTAGTAGACAATATTGCATTGCATCCAATTCTCAGTAATTTAGCGCCTAACTCAGAAGTAACTAACGCATCTGGGTTAGTACAAATTCGCACCCGCCAGCAGACTACATCGCTGGCTCCTCTACGAGCAGGTTACGTCAAAGGTGTTGCTGTTCGTATAAGTAACCTGGCTGTTACGGATCTAAGTAATCGCGACACCGTCAGCCTGCAAGTGGAGTTTCCAGAAGCATATAGAGCAAACCCGCCTTACATGTCACTAGGCATCAAGAATACCGGATCTAGTACGATCAACTGGACAGGGTACGGCATTTACGATCCTAAGTATGGATACATGTCTTGGAATATCTTTGGTATATCCCAGGCCAACCGAAACAACGTTGCATCTGTTTACGTCAGACTTGAGCAAGACTTTGATACAACGCATGACACAGTCTTGATGTCCATAGGACAACTTACAACTGATGGTGGATTGACGCCTGACGTGACGTACGAATACGTATTCACTCGATGGAAGACTGAGGGTGGCGTAGAACGCCCACCGTACTACATTGAAAACGAAGTTTACGCTCAGGGTGTTGAATCACTTCCAAGTCTGCCAAGTAAGAGTGTCACGACTACCGCAGCTATGAGTATGGCTGAGTTAATACTGAATCCAGCAGACAGTAACAACAATAACCTTGATCTGAGATATGACACCACTGAAATTGTTGCAGCTACCCCTGTTGGTCAGGACTTTACAAACACTGTTCCAGCACTTGACCAGAAACGTGTAGTCTCCTCTGCAACTGGTTCTGTGGTCTACGTTGACACTACTGGGACTACGCGTACCGTTGCTGTGACTGCCTATGTACCAACAACACTTACATTCCCGATAAAGTCTGTAACCAGTGCGCCGTTTCCTATATGGGTCCAGCATACTTGCGCCTATTCTGGTCTTGAGTACAGCTGGATATGTATCTATCGTAGAGGCCAGGGTGTATTTCCGGATGGACGCCTGCGGCTTATTGCAGTAATACCATCTGATGCAGTCTCGGCTACTATTGGTAAAAACTGGCGTGCCGAATACACGTCGGTTACTGCAGGGTCTGCCTTTAAACGTATCAAGTTTATAGATCGAGTCCCGGATGCTGACATCCTTTATGAGGCTGGCCCTTATGAACCCGGGTACCCATTTGAGAGTGGTCGTGACATCGTCCCAATTGGTTGTACTGCAATAACAGAACATTCACGTCGATTGTTCCTAGCCAAGGATAACACCGTGTATGCGACGTGGATGCTTAACGGTATCAATGAGGCGCCTGTATACACGACGTTAGTCCCTGATCAATCCGATCCTAATATCTTTACGAAGGGTACGTCGTTCACTGTCAGTAGTAAGTATGACAACGAAAAGATTACAGCCCTGCTCAGTTATGCAGGTGACGGGATGTTCGTCAACAATACTACAAGCGCAGTCCTTCTAGTACTAAGGGAAAATTCTGTACTACCTGTACTTGGCTTTGATCCAACAAACTTTACTATTCAGTCAATGCTTCGAGAACCATCTGTTGGATGCGTATCACCGCGCGGCACGATAAGTCTATTCGGACGTCTTATGTGGATGTCACCGCAAGGTGTTCTAGAGTTCAATAATGGTGTTCCTGAGAACAAGAGTATTCAATTGCGAAAGCTTCTCAGTATGAACAGTAGTATGAATAGTGCCGACCTCGCCGCGGCGCCTTTCAAGAACATTGCGTTCTTTGCACACGATATGCGATTATTTGTGTTTGCACCGACCACATATGACACACTGAACTCTGCGGCATACGTTTACGATCTTAGAACAGGCGGTTGGACTCGATGGTTAGCTCCGGAGCTTACGTCTACGACCACAGGTTTTACCGCTGCGGCTGCTTTGACCGGCGGTGAAGATACCTCGACAATGTATATAGGCACAGAGTTTGGCCAGATATACAAACTAGTTGGCACTGCTGATCGCATTCTGTATCCGACATCCAATCCTACACCTATTAACTGGACATTGACTACAAGGCAGTACGGGCAGACATACAGCGAGGGTATTGCTTACTATAACCTCAACAGGGTAAGTCAGGTTAATGTCCATTATGAGTCAAAGGCTAAGTCGTTTAAGTACACGCAACCTTCTACTGGCAACGACTTCTTCGCCACGCAAGATCTCCAGGCCGGCGACCTCATACGTTTCACGCGAACGTCAGGCGTCGTAACCACTGGCACTAACTACTACGTGCTTGCCACGGGTTTGACTAAGAATAAGTTTAGGATATCGACAACTGTGGGTGGAGCTGAGGTTGCAAATCCTGGCTTTTCAAATGATGGTGCTTTTGTACATCTGGTTGACCACACAGTGAACTACAACATTCAATCAGTGTCATCTGATGGCATCTTTAGTCCAGCCGCTACACCTAGTTCTTTCACATTTACTGGGGGGCAAAACAAGACAATCGCTTTGCGTGATGTGTATCGCGATGTATTTTCACAATGTGTGCAAATTAGTCTTTCCGGATCCGGCCGCACGCCCGGAGTAATATATGCCACCCATGTGCATTCTTCAGATGCGAGGATTCCAAGAGTATGAGTTCAGTACTAGTAGGTGGTTCATCTGGAGATACGGCAAGCACAACATTGACCGTAGGTGTTGCCCCTGAGAACTACAGCTTTACGTTATCTAGGCAACTGAATGTAACAGCAAGCAAGACTTTGGTTGATTACAACAGCTTAGTTGCGGTTGACGCTACAAGTGGCGCCGTAGTGCTTACGTTACCTTCCGGTAGGGCTGCTGGCGGTAAACTGCTAGTTGTGGTGAAGACAGATACTTCGGCTAACGCCGTGACTTTTACTCCTATTTCTGGAGAAAGTGTCTTTGCGCCAGCAGGTTTCAGTAGTCTCGCAACGAGGTACGCAACAGTAATGTTTATCGGAGTAACTATAGGGACAACCAGTGGTTGGTTGAAGGTGGCGTAATGAGTACAAATGGACCAGATAGCACAGTTGAGCAACAGTTTCCAGACTTAGCCCGACGTATACGTGCAGGACAGGCGGCAATGGGGCAACCTAACGGTCTACTTGGCATGCTCGGTAGTACTGCTAGGCAGATTGGTCCACAGTATCTTTTAAATCAAGCGTTTGGAAATAACTTTGGCGGGACAGGTCAGCTTGGACAATACGCTCTACGCCAAGCATTAGGCGGAGCTGGAATGAAGGCTCTTGGGATGGCTATTCCTGGAGTTAATGCAGTACAGCTTGGCATGGCCGCTTTGCCATTCCTATCCAAAGGAATATCATCTCTAGGTAGGACATTGTTTGGTGGCGGCAATCGTGGACCTAGCCCAGAACAGATAGCGATGGGTGAGGCAAAAGCCAATATAGCAAATATGCGTGGCGCATACGGTGCCGACATCGGCACTGGTCAGTCAATGCTTGACCGTTATAACCCGATGATGGAAGAAACCATCGGGCGTCTACAAGACCTTTCGAATCGTGGCCTTAGTTCTAGTTACGGTACGACGCAGATGGCAGGTGCTGCCGCAGGCACCGAAGCCGCACGCCGCGCTGCCGAATCACGTATGCGTGCGACAGGCGGAATGATTGGTGGCGGACAGGCATTGTCTGGCTATGGTGGTATCAACCAAGCTGCCGTCAGTGGTATGGCGCAAGGTGCTTACGACCTCGCCGGGCGTAACCTTGCGATGCAACCTCAACTCATTGGTCAACTACAAGGTGCGATTGGTAATCAGATCAATCGCGGCGACCGCTATGTAAACACTGGTCGGCAAGGCATGTTCAATGTGGACCAAAACTTGTACAACATGAACTCTGCTGAGCAACGACAGAATCAGGCTATTAGCCAGGCTAACCGTGATCGTGAGGCCATGGCAATGGGTGGCATTGCAAACCTAGCCGGTACGGCAATGGGTATGGAACAAAGCCGCCGTGACATGAACCGTTTCATGGATATGTACGGTGATAAATCGGCCGATGACATTGAACCTATGGGTGACGGGTTTAACCCACCAGTTCCTATAGACCAGATTCTTCCACCGTTTAATATTCCGGCAAGAGGTTACGGTGTAACCGGTGCTGATCCTGGAATGGCTCCTATTCGTACCCATCCAATAGATCTTAATGGCATTGGTTTCGGTCAGGAACCTGGAGTATCTATGCCTCAATTTAGTCGTCGTAGGCCATCACTAGGACAAATGCCATTGGCTGGTGGTTTCCTTCCACCTATTGATGCTAATCGTGGTATTGGTTCTATTGAGCAGATAAGGTTGTAATGACATGGCAGTATCATCAGGACTAGCAAGTGTTTTTAAAGGCATTGGTAGCGGTTACCTAAACGCTATAAATCAAGGTCGTCGCGAGCGCATCTCTACGATGACCAATATGCAACGCATTAAGTCTGATCGCTCCCGCAACGCCATTGAAGCCGCAAAACTTCAGGCTATGCTTAATGAGAATAGGCTTAAGCGTGAAGATGCTGCTGCCGATCGTGATTACAGATACGCAAGCCTTAATCAGAACGCACTGAGTAGCGCGCTTGGTGAAATCAACAAATACCGCAAAGAGTGGGAAGGTCTTGACGAAGACAGTATCAAGACTAACGTTGCGGCTTTGCGTAATTCATTACAGCAAGCTCTAGGGTATGACCCTGAATCAAGACCATATGGTCTAAAGGCGGAGCAGATTGCCGGAATGGTTCCTATGCCTGGTGAGCAGATTGCTGGTCAATACACAATTGGGAACGTACCCGGTGCAGTAGTCGATCAAGGGCAAGGTCGTGGTGCTATCGAGGGTCTCATGCCTCTCGACAAGGCAGCAAAGGAATTCCCTGGCGTCATGGGTATGACATCGGGTGCTGAGTTCAACCCGCAGACCGGACGTTTCGAGACATTTGAGCGTAAAACACTAAACCCAGCACAGCAGGGAATGGTTGGTTTGTATGGCCCACCTAACGTGGATGCTTTGCCACAAGACCAACGTGACCTTGGTGTGGCTGCGTACAACATGCGTGGCGTTCCTGATTCGCGCTTCCGTAAGCCAACTACACAAGTTCCAAAGGATGTTGTTGCGTTCGGTGAGCGAGAAGCACAACAGGGGCAGATTCCTCTGACAGCTACGTACGGCATGCGTGAACAGACGCGTGCAAAGATTGACCAGCAGCGAGCCGCTACTGACCTTTCAAGGCAGCGTGCTGTTGATTTGAAATCGACGCTTACACCAAGACTCGCATTGTTGGAACAGAAGATAGTTGGCCTTAAGTTATCTAACGCGTTCAAACCAGTTGAGATGCAATTGAAGCAAGCAGCTATTGCTGTCCGTAATCTGTCTGCACAAATTGCTGCCAATGCTGAAGCTGGTCGCATGCGTCGTTTTAACGTTGGTCAGGATTTAAAAGAACGTGAGTTCAGCGAGCGTCAGGATATGAACCAGGCATCTATTGTGCAACAAGCACAACAGACTCTTGGTAACTTGCGTTTGACACAAAGTAATAATGCTGGTGCGTATGCGGCTGCAATGAAAGCCGGCAATAAAGAAGAAGCCGCAAGAATACTTAAAGTATCCGAGGACGTTGGCGAGCTTTACAATCAGGTCGATCGATGGGTTAAAGAAACTACTGGAAACCCACAGGTCGCAATGGTCAATGTGGCAAATGCTATAGCATCTGCGGAGAAAGCCAAAGAGCGTCTATCCTGGGATCCGGGTAATCCACAAGCAATAGCTGCGTTAGCCGCCGCAAACAAGATAATTAATACGCCTTACACAAGTATGAACTTTGGTTCATCTGCGCCGCTACCAGTTGCTCAGTTCCTTGGTACTCAGCCAGGATTGAGTCCAGATGCTTTACCTTACATCCAAGACATCATACGTAGTGGTAACTTTGGACAGGGGCGACAACCAGATTCGGCGGGTGCCTTCGGTGGTGGCGGTGGATTCATGCCCGGGTTCACCGGACGTGTTGGACCTGATGTCAAACCAGTGAAGATCACTGGCGGCGGTGGTCAGCCTAAACCGACAAAACCTACAGGTGGACCGAGACCTAAACCTACTAAACCAGTGAAGCCTGTAGGTACACCAAAGTTTAAAGACCTGTAATGCAAGCCATACCTGCAAAGTACTCTACAGTACAATGCAGGTATGAATGAACGTCAACTTAGACAATATCAATCAATTGCTCCGACTATTAAGGCTCTGCGGGATTCCCCGGACTTAACTACTAAAGCAGGTGCGCGAGAGTATATTGCTAACGGTAGTCAATACGATGACGTTTTATTTTCCAAATCATTTACCCGCAATGTAGACAGGCTGTTCAAGGAAGGCTTAGTTTCACGCGAGGACAAAGTTACATTAGCTAAGTTCAAAGCAAGTCGTGCTATTGAACTTGTCAATGACCAAGATAAGCGACAGTACTTTACGCCTGATAACGAGTATCGTCCAGACCTATCACCAGAAGCTATCTATGGACTAAGGCAGTCTGCCAAAGAAGACTTTGGACAACAGATACAGAAGACTCGCGAGGACGAAGAAGCTTATCTTGATAAGTTAAAGTATACGCGCGACGACGTGCAGCGATGGAATGAACAGCCATATACATTCCGGGATTTACAGACGGGCTTCCAGCAACTTCCAGACGCAGGCGTTGGCGTGATCTCTGGTATTTACAAACCCATTCAGGCTTTTGTTGAAGGAAGACAAAGTGGTGACCCAAGTCTGGCCTACCAACAAAGTAACAACCCTCTCATCGCGGCTGGCGAAGCGTTTGGTACACCTTACCAAGAACGCATAGCATCTATGCCAGGAACCATCTTTGGAGGCACACTGGGCTTCCGTGGAGCCGGTGGATTAGCAGCTGCGTTAGCACCTAAGAAATACAAGGGTGCCGCGTACCTTATGGCTGGTTTACTTGGAGCTGCTGGCGGCGGCACGATTGGTACAGACATTAACTCTGCTATCAATGACAAAGCTTTTGGTCTAATGTTAGGGTCAGCTGCTCTTAAAGCAAAGGAAGACTATCGAGGTCAATTAGCAGCAGATTACCCACTGATGTCACAAGCTGGTTCACTTGCCGGAGACCTTACATTCTTTGCGCCTAGCCTAAAAATCCCTGGCGTCGGTATCCGTGAGGCCGCACGTCAGATATCCCGTCGTGGTGTGACCAAAGCACTAAAGAATACACAGGTACAAGCAACTGTCAGCGACATTGGTGACCGCTCCATCGAAGCCGCGCAAGGTATGTTCGAATCGTACCAGCAGAGTGAAGCGGCAAAAGCTAAGGGTGGCTTTGGTTTGTCTCCGCAGGAGATTCTATTCAATGGCGCGATTGGTGCATTGCTTGGTGGCGAAACTCCACTTGGCAAGGCGTCGTTTGAATTTGCGAATAAGATTACAGATCCTGCCTATGCATTGAATAAGCTTACAGAGCTTCGACAGTCCCGTGAATTAGGTAGACCAGCTCGTCCAATAGAGTCAGAAATCACGCCTTACGGTGATGAGGGACTACAGCGCCTGAACCTTGGTGGTCGATATAGCCCTGGTGTGGACGCCGCAGGTAGACCGATACTTGCTGGTGCTG